AATAACATTTGACCCTATTGAAGTTGCACCTAATGATGGAACAATAACATATCACAGAGGTTCTATTCCAATACAAAATACAATTGATAGACAATTTAAAGTTACAATGCAATTATTAGATGGTTATATTAACTATTGGATTATGCAAGATACTTTACTATATTATTATTCAAAGGCCGTTAAGCAACCATTTATTAATGACATCAAATTACAAATAATGGATGCCGAAGGAATTCATATTATAAGTGCTGTTTTTGAAAAGCCAATTTTAAATTCAATATCTGAACTTGATTTAAATATGAGTTCTAACATTGCTGAGTTTACCACATTTGATTTAAACTTCTACTACAACAAATTTAATATAGCATTAGAAATAGATATATAAAGTATGAAAACATTTTTAGATTATATTAAAGAGGAAACTCTTACTGAAACGGAATTAATGATTCTTACAGAATCTTTACAGACTGAATGGACTGATGAACTTGAAGAAAAGGTAGATGCTGCTCTTATAGAATTTTCATTAACTTATAAATTATCTGATGGATCTTATGATATCCAAAGATTTAATGAGGAACTTACTAATGAAGGTATCTTAGGTAGTATATTTGGTGGACTTGCAGGTTTTGCACTAGGTAAAACTGTTGGAAAAACAATTGCTAATATTCTTGGAATTAGAGATGGAATCATGTATGAAATGTTAACCTCAAGATTAGTTGGAGCTGCCTTAGGTTCTGCACTTGGTAGTAGAATATAATATGAATTTTGTAACAATTGACTTTTCATTAAATTCCCCTGGAATCTGTGTTTTTAAAAATAATAAATACCATTTTATTGGTTATTTAAAACCTAAGACCGGAACTAAAAAGGAACAGATATTACAAGAGGAACTTAATCTTCTTGAAGATACTCAAATAACACATCAACCTGACTGGACTAATACTGAAGATTATTCTAAGAGTGAGATGATTAAAATCCAACGACATACACAAACTGCTAGAGATATTATAGATATGGTTATTGAAATCACAGGTAATGATTCTCCTTTTGTTATTGCGTTTGAAGGATCCTCTTATGGTTCTTCTGCAGGAACTAATAATATTATTGACATGGCTGCCGGAGCCGCAATCTTAAAGATGGAAATGATGTCGCGACTTGAAGTCTTGGAAATGATGACCATTGCACCTTCAACAATTAAGAAACATGCAGGAAAAGGAAACATGAAGAAGGATGAACTTTGGATTAAATTCCTTGAAAATGTCCTTGTCGACAAAGAGCTTGAATCCTCGTCTCTTCTTAAATTCTGTAGAGATAACATTGGAGTTGTAAAAAACATACCTAAACCAATGGACGATTTAGTCGATGCTTACTTTCTAAATAATTTAGCAAGAACCTTATTTTACCCGAAGGCTTAAAGACTTAAGTTATATTGTACTTGTGTCTTTTTGTTTCAGAATACCCAAAGAATATTTTAAAATAGTTTCTAAGGCATCCCCATAAATAAATTAAATAGTTCTGAAACAAAAATAAATAGAGATATATAATAAGTATAATAATATTTAAATGTATCATAATGGATTCTTTTAATAGTACAGAACACTTTGAACTACACAGAGCTTTAAGCAAATTAGTAAAGTTAGAAAAGATCTCAACAGATGAGATGGAAATTCTTCTTTCTAAATCAGGTCTTACAAAAATTAAAGACAACAAATACAAAGATGATTCCGGCTCTATTCTTTCGATGGCAAATATGAAACAATATTAAAGATTATTATATAATTAACGATAAACAATTAAAGTATTAACAAAAATTAAAGTATTTAAGACATGGCAGAATTTGACATTTTTAACTTAGGTGTGGCAGATGTAGACACACATGAAACAGCAGCTTCTTCAGGAAGTGACCTTTACAAACCAACAGCAGACGATGGTAAAGACGGAACTTACAAAGCAATTATCCGTTTTGTTCCAAACCCATCAAATCCAAGAAACTCTTTAGTAAAAAAATACGTACACTGGCTTACAAATGCAAGCGGTGATGGTAAAATGGTAGATTCACCTTCAACGCTTGGTGAAAAATGCCCAATTGCTGATGTATTTTTCAAATTACGTAAAAGTGATTCAGCAGTTGACCGTAAAATGAGTGATAAACTTAAAAGACGTGAGCAATACTTCGCTCTAGTTAAAGTTATTAAAGATCCTCAAAACCCAGATTTAGAAGGACAATACAAAATCTTTAAATTTGGTTACAAAATCAAAGAAAAAATTGACGAAGAATTGAAACCAGCATTTGGTGAACCAACTCAAGTATTTGACCTTTTCGCAGGTAAAAACTTCGAATTGATTATCTCAAGACAAGGAGACTTCAATAACTACGATAAATCAAAATTTTCATCTTCAACTAGTGCGATTGACATGAATGGAACTCCAGCAGAGAGAACCAAAGAAGTTATGTCAACTATCAAAACACAATTGGATGCAGCACCTTCATTAGAACCATACGAATACAAAGCATGGGATGAAGAAACTAGAGATTTTGTTAATAGTATCTTAAGAAACTATTTAAATCCAGGAGATTCTATGGATTCTGTAATATCAAAACCTGCAGCTAAAAAACCAGCGGCTAAAACAGAATCTAAAGATGAAACTACAGGTTCAGATTTTGAATTTCCAAGCGAAATGACAGCAACTCCAGGTGGAGCTAGCGATGCAGATGATTTGGATGATTTCTTAAACGACCTAGGAGTTTAATTAACATATATTTAAATTTAAAGGGTCAGGTTTTAAACTTGACCCTTTTTTTCTATATAATAATATATGGCAGGTCAAAAAATCACAGAAGAATTAAAGGCTAAGATTAGAAGTTTAGTTAAAGAGGCAATTGTAAAAGCACACAATGAGCCTTCTAAACATATGCTTAAGGAAATGCCAGGTAGGATTACAATGGCATGTCCATTTTGTGGTGACTCAAGTTCAGACCATAAAAAGAAGAGAGGTAATTTATATTGGGACACTTTACAGTATCATTGTTTTAATTGTGGTACTCACTCTAATGCATATCAACTACTTAAAGAACATCATGTAAAATTTAAAAATACAGACGATTCAATCCAAGTTATTGATTACATTCAAGAACATAAGATGGAAACAAATCATGTTGAAGTTTTAGAACATGACGTATTTAAATTGGCATATGATTTATCTCCAACACGAACCGAATTAAAGGAATGGTTTGATTTTTATGAAATAGAACCAGGAGATCCTGCATTTTTCTATTTAAGGAATAGATTATTATCTTCAAAATTAGATAGGTTCATGTATTCTCCAAAGGATAAAAGAATTGTAGTCCTTAATCTTGCCCCAAAGGACAAAGTTATTGGATTTCAAACACGTTCTCTTATTAAGAAAGCAAATTCAAGATATTTAACGTATGACCTTGAAAAAATATATGAAGAGACTGGAAAGGAACTTACAATATCTGAAGAAGAATTAGTAAGCGTTAAAAAGGTTTCGACATTATTTAATGTGATGATGGTTGATTTTGAAAGAGAAGTAACTATGTTTGAAGGCCCTATTGACTCGATGTTTATTCCAAACTCTATTGGACTTGCAACTGCAGGTAGATCTACTGAGGAGTTCGATGAAATTCCAACAATTAGATATATGTTCGATAATGATACTACCGGTAAAAAGAAGATGATGGAAAAATTAAGAAGAGGTAGAAAGATATTTATATGGGAAAAGTTTTTAAAAGAAACTGGAATCGAAAAGGATTGGGATAATTTCCTTAAGAATACTGACAAAAATAATAGAGATAAATATCCTAAACAAATAGGTGATTTAAACGATTTGGTTATAGCAGCGTGGCTTACCAAAAATAAATGTTTAAACAAATTGATGGATTATTTTACTAACTCTAAACTTGATGCATATCACCTATGATAAAAAAAGAATTTTTACAAATGATCGAAGAGCAATTCGAGGACTTTGAAAATGAGAAAAGTAAGAGAAAAAATCTAAAGATGATTATAGATTTCACCTCGACAAGTATCTCACATGAAGGCAAGGAATTTACAGTGACAAAACCAAAACTTAAGGCTAAGTTCAATAGTTCAGTGTATATTAAAGACAATAAAAAAGGAACCTCATTATTTTAAATAAGACAAATATGTCAGAAACAATTGATAAAATACAGCAGTTAGATGATTACCTAAGTAAACAGCGAACTGACTGGACTTCTAAAATAAAGGCATTGACTGAGGAATTAAAACTAGGTAATAATCTAGAAGAGGTTAGTGCATACACATTAAGTTACCGTCAAATATTAGTAGAGCACTTAGCTACTATGGGAAACCGTATTAAATCACAAAAAGCAACAGTAGATAAAAAGTATAGAGATAAATGGATCGAATACTTTAGCTATGATTATAAGCTTACTGATAAAATGCGCGAAAAATTTGTTGAAGCTGATATTTCAGATGATACACAAATCCTTGAGTTATTAATAACTCAGAAAGGTTTTATAGAGGGATCTGTAAAAACACTCGACAATATGGGCTTTGCAATAAAGAATCGCCTTGATATGAGTCGCTTATAAAAAAGATCACATGCAGTTTGATTTTAACATTAACGGAAGATAATCAGTTTTTAAGAATTGATGAATCAACTGAGCTTGAGTTAGAGCAAATTAGAATTTCTTTAACAAAACGTATTGACTCTTGGAGATTTAATCCTTTAGTCAAAAGGGGTGTTTGGGATGGTTACGTGACATATATTAAAGATGATAAATGGATTCCTGCTGGATTATGGCGATATGTCATGGGAGTATGTAAGGATTATCGTTTTGAATTAAAGATAAATGGAAT